GCAGCGTCCCAATAAGGACTTGTTCCTGAATTAGCGTTATTAAGATTTAGAAACAAACTTCCATCTCTTCCGCCGACACCAGTTATTATGGTTCCTCCTACAATCCAATCTATTGTCGAATTTCTGCGTTTAATAATTTTTAATTCAGGAGTTACCCCAAGATTATGCGATGGATTTAATGTGGTTCCTGTGCCTGTATAGCAGACCACATCAAAGAACCCAGGGGCACGTTTAAAGTTCCAGTTTATGTACGTTGCGCTTGAATAATTTATTGTTCTATCCGTCGAGTCTGCTCCAAGACTAATACCATCCATTGCATCAAATCCATTAAGAGCGGCAGATGTCGAAAATTCTGTTCCGGCGCCAGATGTGCTTAGAAATTTATTTGGCCCAACTAATCTTGAATATACGGCAGTATAAACTGACTGATTATGTGGTCTATTAGCAGATATAACAATATCAGGTGCAAAACCAATCCCAGTTGTTGTTACAGTTGTTCCTGTTCCTGTTCTTGCCACTGGACTAAACACTTTAGTAGCATCCGTAGGAGCCTTCATCGGTCCACGGCGAATGGCGATGTAGATATAGGTGTTTCCCGATGAACCCCAGCCAAGCAGTTTGAAACCAGTAGAAGTTAGTTCGTTCCAGTTGGATTCGTCTGTCTCTGCGCCGGATGTGTTTGCAAGAAGCCACTTCGTGCTTGAGGTAGTGATGCCGCGCATATTGTCAAACATACGCCAGCCTTCACTTGCAGATGCGTTTTTAACAAGCACCCATTGAGGCTCCCAACCCAAATTGACCTCTACGTTCCCCCCTGTTGCTGTTACAGAACCACACTTAATCACACTCTGATCACCAGCATCGCCAAAGCCACCAGCGTCGTTGGCAAAGAGGTAGGCAACATATGATTGTCCTGATTCGTTTGTGTTTACGCTGTTACCTACTGTAAATGCTGTGCTTGTGGGTGCTGTGTTATTCCAAATAGAACCAGATGCTTCTTCTGCGTTAGTTAAGTTTAATTTTAAGTTTTTTGTTGCGCCTAATGAAGTGTGGTAGACAAACCAATTGTTTCCTGCTTGGCTTGTGCATTTAACAATAATACATCCAGGTGTGCTGCCAAGATTGTGGTTAATTGTTCTAGCAGATCCAGTGCCAGTATACGTCACCACATCAAAGAACTTAGGCTGCTTACGGAACGTCCAAGACACCATTGGTGCGCTTGATAGATTGTGACCACCATCGGAGCCAACAGTAAAACCAGTAGATGTAAATGCTGTAAGGCCGTTTGGCTCAGATTGTTGAGCAGATGTTGAATTAGATACTAATGAGAGTTGCGCACCCCTGGCTGTATCGGTAAGTTTGTGCTCATAAGCATCATTTCTTACTTTAATCCAAACTAAACCGCCTTTACCGGACAAGTTTATACCGTTATTGATGGTCTGTGTAGAGCCAGTGCCTGTATAAAGATAGGTAGAGAAAACATCCTCAACCCAGAAGGGGCCATTAGGAGGCCAAGTAGCGTTCTTAACATTCTCTGCCACTTGCTCAAGCGTCCACACACCACTCGCAGCAGTCTGCGTTGGCGCTGTAGGCGACTTTGTGATTACACCTCCAGGATAGCGCTGAGACATTAATTACTCCGGTTTAGCAGGCCACTGAACATTCCAAGGAAACCCAGTCTGGGCAGGCACATCGCGCAATGCTTGGCGATACGTAGCCCAAACAGCAGCATCCACCGGAGCGTCAGCCAACTGTGTCCAATCACACTCTGCCAACAGAGTTGCTCGCTGTGAGCGAATAGCAGCAGCGTGGTCAGCGTCTTTGGCAGCCTTATAAGCCGCTAGTTTGTCTACGGCAGTGCCTTCATCATCATCTTGGAAGACTGGACCAACGGCGTACTTAGTAAACCATTTTCCTTCCACTTCTTCCAAGCCAGCGAAGTAACTAAAACCGTACTGGTCTGCTGGCGTGGCCTGTGGGCCTTCAAAGACCACGTCCATGCCGATGCTGTTTAACCAGTCTTCGGTGATCTGTGCAGGCACTCCGCCTTTACCGATACGATACTCACGCAGCGCAAATTCACTGTTTAAGTATTCTCCTGTTTCCCTAATTCTAAAGCCTGCCATGTTTGCTCCTTTATGCTATTGCTAGGTAAATATAAGTTACACCGTTTGTGTTTACATAAGTAGTATTTGCTATTGCAAAGCCAGCAGAATACGGATCAATAATATCTAGTGAGTTGTCTTCTGCATCAACACTGTTAAGCATTAGATAACGATCACCAGCATCTACAATACCACGAACACTGTTAAATACAAACCAGTTACCAGTGCCTGTAGACTTAATCAATACAAACCTAGCGCCGTTGGTAAAACCACAGTCAATGTTCTGCGCTGTTCCTCCGTTACCTGTGTAAGTACCTACCTTAGATACTCCAGGGCACGAACCAAACAGGTAAGCAATGTAAGTAGTGCCTGACGTATTTGCTGCAGAGTTTACAGAAAATACTGAACTTGTAGGCGCTGTATCGTTAAAGTAAGCAGCATTATCAGCAGATGCTGAAGTTTGCTCTAAGAACATGGTATTTGTCATAGGCATATTACCGCCCCACATATACCAACTTCCATAATCATTGCGGCGACGAACAATCATCAACTCAGGTGCAATACCAAGATTATGGTTTATTGTTCTTGCTGTTCCTGTGCCAGTATAACAAACAGTATCAAAGAACTTTGGTGCTCTCTTAAAGAAATGATTTACATATGTATAACTAGATCCGTTTGTTGCTGTGTACCCAGTAGACGGAAGTGTCATACCGTCTTGGTCAAAGGATGTTATAAAACTTGTTGCTGTATCTTCAGGATCTGTAAAAGTTGTTGATAATCTATAACCAGGATTTCTTAGTTTATCAAAAAAGTTATGGGACCAGTCTACGCTATTAGCGTTGCCAAGGGTATTCTTAATTAATGCTGTATCAGGAGCAAAGCCAACACCAGTTACAGTTGCCGTTGCGCTTGTTCCAGATCTAAAAATTGTTTTAAATACTTTAGTAGCATCTGTTGGGGTCTTCATCGGTCCACGGCGAATGGCGATGTAGATATAATTGTTACCACTAGCACCCCATCCAAGTAGCCTAAAACCTGTCGATGTTAGTTCGTTCCATGCAGAATTATCCGTTTCTGCGCTAATTGCGTTTGGAAACAGCCATTTAGTGTTTGCGTTAGAGATACCGCGCATATTGTCAAGTAACCGCCAGTTCTCACTTGCTGAAGCATTTTTAACCAATACCCATTGTGGTTCCCAACCCAAGTCAACTTCTACGTTTCCGCCTGTTGCTGTTACAGAACCACACTTAATAATGCTATCTGTTCCACTATCACCAAAGCCACCAGCATCGTGGGCAAACAACATAGCAATATAAGTTTCACCTGATTCTACAAACGGATTACCAGTTCCAGGATTGGTTACATTGCTAACATAAAAATTTGTATCGGTAGGATCAGATGTTCCCCAAATATTGGTTACTGTTTGTCCGCCAGTTGTGGAATTTAAGCGTTGAAAATAACTGCGTCCTAAACTTCTATGGTATGTAGGCCACATACCAGTTCCGCTTGTTTTACGTATAACAATAAACCCAGGAACTGATTGTAAATTATGAGCAATTGCTTGGTTTGATGTGCCGTTTCCAGTAAATGTAACAACATCAAAAAATTTTGGTTGTCTTACAAAGGACCAAGAAACATAATTGTTACTTGAAAAACCATCTGAGTTTGTAGCAGCCCCTCCAGATGTTGTAACTCCAAAGCCAGTTGTTGTAAAGCCAGTAAACAACGCACTTGATGAAGGTGCGTTTTCAGTATTTGTTTCTAAAGTATAACCAGACGAAAGACCGGTCATAGAAAGAGTATTATTTAAACCATTAGAGCGTGACTTTACCCATACAACACCGCCTTTTGTGGATAAATCAAGACCATTTGTAATAGTTTGTGTAGAGCCGTTACCTGTGTAGAGGTACGTAGAAAAAACATCCTCAACATAAGTAGGCGTAAACGGACTAGGCCAAGTACCGGCGCCTTCATACTGGAACTGCTGCTGCATAGTCCAAATACCTTTGGCACTGCCGTAGCCAGTAGCATTTACAGTAGGCGGTGTTGCAGACAGCAAAGCACCTTTATAGCGAAGGCTCATCTATTGTCCTTAGGCGTTCAGTTCTTCCCAACTTGCTGTAACAACCAAGTCATTGGCTGCGCCAGCGATAGCGCCAACAGACTGGTCTTCTTTGAGATAGAAACTGGTTGTCTTGTCAGTAACAATCAAAGAAGCGTCTGCAGGCACAGAGATGGTAGAAGCGATAGCATAAGCAGTGCCGCCTAGATCATCTTGACTGTAGATATTGATAGTAATGTCAGCCGCAGAAGTGCCATCTACGTTGGCAACAACAATCGAGTTTACTTTGTAGATCTTACCACTAGAAGCCGCATTGTTGATGATAGACGTTGCGCTAGTAGAAGATAATGCTGTAGTCGAATTGTTGCCGTAAATAGCGGCTACGTTGACAATATTAGGGTTTGCCATTTAAGACTCCTTAAAATCCAAAAATCATAGCCATCGCAATGGCTTTGCCTGTTGAAACGCCAGCAGATCCGAAGGAAATTGTTCCAGATCCGTTAGTAACCAAAGCCTGTCCAGAAGTGCCATCAGTTGTGGGCAAAGTAAATGCACCAACAAACGATGTCAAGTTGCTATCGTAGGCCTGTACTGTAGAACCAATGTCGCTGGTTGTAAGGAAAGTGCCAGCAGTAAATGCAGCCTGCGTCCATGCAGAGCCAGTCCACAAGAACAATTGATTGGTGCTGCTATTCCAATACAGAGCACCTGTCAACAAGGCATTGCCATCGTTGTCTACTGACGGTGCAGAGTTTTTGGAACCTAAGTAGCGGTCATCAAAACTGTCATACGAGGCTGCTGCAGCGCTGGCAGAGGCTGATGCAGAACTAGCCGACGTAGAGGCGTTAGAAGCGCTTGTAGCGGCGTTAGAGGCGCTGGTGGCGGCAGCAGCGGCAGAGGTAGCAGCCGAGGTTGCAGAGCCAAGGATGGAGTCTACATAGGCCTTACGAGTCAGATCATCATCTGTCGTAGGCGTAGCCGTAGAAGTCACTTTGTTGGAGCCCATGACGATGTTGCCAGTCATAGTACCACCAGACAAGTTTAACTTCAGTGCATCAGCAGTGTCAACATAGGTCTTAGTTGCGGCATCCTGGTTCGATGTAGGATTGCCAAGGCCAGTGATCTTGTTAGTGCCCATCGCAATAGCACCAGACATCGTACCACCGGACAGGTTAAGTTTAGTTGCTAAGGAGTTGGTTACTGTGGTAGCAAAGTTGGCATCGTCGCCCAACGCTGCAGCCAGTTCATTTAGTGTATCTAGCGCAGCAGGCGCTGAATCAATAACTGCTGCTACTTTAGTGTCTACGTAGTTCTTTGTAGCGGCATCCTGAGCATTGACAGGATCAACCACGTTAGTGATTGTAGTACTAGTAACATCAAGTGAGCCGTTAATGGTCACATTGTTGAACGTAGAAGAGCCACTAGAGGCAGTGACGTTGCCGGTTAAGTTGCCTGTTACGTTGCCTGTGACGTTGCCAGTCAAGTTGCCAGTTACGTTACCAGTAACAGCGCCTGTTATAGGGCCAACAAAGCCTGTAGTAGCCGTTACGGTAGTACCAGTGATTGCATTTGCTGTAGAGCCACCGATAACGGTATTGTTAATCGTACCGCCAGTGAGCGTTGGGTTGGTGCTGGTAAGGTTGGTGATTGTAGCAGACGTTGTTGTAAGAGTAGACGGTGTAGTACCGACTTCAACAACTGTACCGCTGGAGTTTTTGGTGAATAAACGCTTATCTGCAGTATTGACTGCTAGTTCAGCACCACCAGAAGAGTGTGTAAGATCAGAAGACGAAGGTACAGCGCTGCTTGTGTCGCTTTTCTTCGTGAGGATGGTAGGCATTTATGTCTCCTTGGG